ATCTCGCCGCCGACGGCCCAGGTGTGCGGCACGTTGAGCGTTATCGTGCGCGCCACAGTGGATTTTCCACTCGCACGCTGGTACGCGATGCACCGCCAGTTGCCGGAGCCAAGCGACAGCATCACGGCGACGTCACCGGCTGCCGTGGTGATGTTCGCGCCGCCCGGCAGAATCAGGCTGGTGGCGTTGTGCGTGAACGTCAGCGCGCCGGCAAACGTCAGCGCGCGAATTGCCCCGCTGGCAATCGTGTCGAATGCCGTGATCGCCGTGGTTCCGGTGACGGTGACCGCGTTGGCCGCTGCGGCGCCGATGTTCACGGTCGCGGCAGATGCCAGCGATACAGCGGGCGCGTGGTTGAGCGCCGCCGTCAGCGTGCCGCCAATGAACGGCACCCGCGCCCCGATGCGGACCTTCTCCACCGCCGCGCTGGTTTCAACGCGGTAGAACACCAGTTCGTCAGTTACCGTGTCCGGCACCACGAAATAACCGCCCTCCGCCGTCGCGGCCAGCCCGGCGCCGACATCCGGATAAATGATCGACTGGGCGAGCGATACGTCGCGCGCCTCGAGCGTTTCGTCGTGCAATTGTTCAACGGTCGCGAAATTCGCGTCGATCTCGGCGTTAAACAACTCGCGGCCAATCGCGGTGCGATAGGTAAATGGCATCTCAAACCCCCGGTGAATACATGATGAACGCGAGCGCGTAATAGGGCGGGGCGATTGCGAGCGATCCGCTTATGTCGTGATCGTGGTAAATCGTGTTTCCGTGCCCTGCACCAATCAGTTGGCGCTGGCTGTCGCGATTGCTGCCCTTGTGCGAATGCCCTACCTGCGATGTTGTCGCCGTGGCGCTCACTGTGTTGTTGCCAGCGCTTGTTCCCTCATTCCCGGTAGCCGCGATCTCAATGAAGAAATCGCGCGCATCCGGTGTGCCGCTGCTGCCGTTGCACAGCAGCCAATCTGTTGGCACGGTGCCGCCCTCCCAACCGATAATGTGGCCGGGCAGCAATTGCGCGTCTGCGCTGTTCCCGTACAGGGAGAGCCGCAACCGTTTTAGCGCGGCCACGATATTCAGCGCGACGGTGTGCGTGTGCGGGCCGGTCCCCTCCGTGACGTTGAACGTTGGATAAAAAACGGGGTCCATGATGTCGGGGAACCACTCGCTCTGCTGCTCATGGTATTCGTACTGAACAGGTGATGTTGGCGCCGTCGTGTGCCGATGCGCGTCGCTTGTGCTGCCCGTCGAGATTGAGGCGACCTGCTGTGCCGCGCCAGTGTTTGAATCCGCCGCAGCGCCCTCCAGAATTCTCCCGGCTGCGGTGGTGACGCGCGACCAGCCGCCTGTTATGCCAGCAACGCCGAACAACTGCCCGCCGGCTGGGATATTGAATTGCGCGCTGTCTGCCTTGATCAGCCGTTGCCGACGGCGCAGCGGGTTGACGGCCACCACGCCGGAGTCGTAGCTGTGCGAGTGGACAGGATTGCCGGTTGATCCTGAAAGCACGCCAAGCTCATTCCTATCTCCGCCTGGGACGTGTCGGACGGCGTTAAAATCTAAGGTTGATGTATGCGCGCCGTCGGATGTGGTGTCGCCGGTGAATTGCAGATTCCAGCCGGTGCCGCCCGTATCGCTCTGCGTGTAGGTGCCGCCTGCCCCGACGATCAATTTTCCGTCCGACGCCGAATGCCGCGAGAATCCCGACGGGATTTCGCCACCGCTCCACAAAATGATCCCGCCTGCGGGCAGCGATGCGCCGACGGTCGGCGGTGTCTCACTCGGGTAGTAGTTATGGTCGTACCGCTCTCCGCTGATCGCGTAGCGCCCTGGCCCTTGCATATCGATTGATAGCACGCGCATCGGCAAATCAGCAATGCCGCGCGCCGGAGACGACAATACGATAACGTCGCCCTGCTGGTAGCTCAGGCCAATATCAACGGAGACAAACGAAACCGAAACGCGCGACCGTGTGCGGTTCAGCCGCGCAAGCGCTTTGTTGTCGGCCTCAGCTAGCTGGTATACACCCGGCATCCGCACCGTTGTCGGCGATTGAGCACTGCCTGCAAAGCTGCGCTTGACGGGTGTTGTCGCCCATGGGAGCGCGTCGGCGCGCGGCACCGTGTATATGATCTCCACGGCCCCAGGACTGTCCGCCGTATCCTCATGGCGGATGCGCAGCGTCTCTGCGATCCAGTTCGTGATTACCGGCGCTGTCTCCAAATCAACAGCCTGGTCTGGAATCAGTTTTACCGTGCCGCCGGTGTAGGTGTAGAAGCACTCGGCATAGGTGCTCAACAGGTCCAGCCACGATTCAATCGGCGCCGGCACGTCGAGCACCAACGCCAGCCGCGCGCGTTTTGTCGTGCCGTCGGTGAGTAGGCTGTCGCACCAGTTCGCAGCGGCAATCACGTTGTCAGCCGTCATGCCGAGACCGTAGTCGACATCGCTGATCAGATCGGCAACACACAGCGCCGCGTTGTCGCTGTAGGCCGTCGTGGCTGTGCGAGGGTCGTAGAGCTTGCGCCCACGAATCGTTGCGCGCAGCTTCGGCCAGCCGCCAACGTCGGCCGCCGTGGTGATGCGCAGCACAACGTAGGCGATGCCGCGCAGCCCGTGGCCGGTGTCGAACCGCATCGAGTCGTTGAACGCTGCAATCGCGCTGGCCAGCGTGGCGTCTACCGTCTGCGTTGGTGTGCCGAGGTAGGTTGTGACGGTCACGCCGGTGATTGTGCTGGCGTCAACATCGTTGATCTGCACCATCTCCACGGCGTCGATCTCGCCGACGCAAATCGCGTAGCCCAGCACAAGATCGGCGCCGATCATTCCCTGCGCAAACAACTTCCCGGGCAGGTTCACTCGCCCGTAGGCAATCGGGATCGCCTCGCCGTCCGCCGCAATCGGGATCGTGCGCTCGCGCGTTGTCGGCGCAAGGCGGTTGATTTCCGATGCCGGCAGCCGGCTGCCGCGCAGCGGTGCGCCGGCTGCCGGAGCTGCTGGCGATTGAACGCCAGCCGGGTAATTTGGGAATAGCGGAACTATCGCCATCAGAGTGCCGCGCGTGTGCCGCGAAACGCGGCGGTGATACCGAACAGTTGTGGTGCCGGGTAGTGCCTAGCCGGCGGCGTTACCATCTCCGCTGTGTAGCGGTGGCCGTCGAAATCGATCTGGAAAACCTGCAATCTGTTCGTCAGCAGCAGGGATTCGATGGCGTCGCGTTTCGCGAGGTCCAGCAAATCCCAGTTCGCGTTGAGCATGAAATTCTGCGCCGTGAACAACTCCCGCCGATGCAGCGTGCCATCGTCAGCGTAGTCGGAGACGATTCCCCACTCCGGCGAAACAGTGGTTGTGATCGAAAGCGGGTACGTTGCCATGTTTAGGATAACCATCAGAACGCAACCTCATATCCGGCTGGCGCAGGGGTGATGCTGATCTGTATCGGCTGACTAGCGGCGGCCAGCATCGTGCTTGCCGCTTGCCCCATGTTGCTAGCAGCCGTGTTGCTCGAAGCCGCCGCCGCCGCCATTTTGTCCGCTACGCGCGTCATAGCACTTTCGATGGCGTCGGCCATTGTTTTGTGATTCGCAACAATCGCATCCTGGCTGGCGTTCAGGCGATCCGTAGTCAGCCTGTCAACATCCTCTAGGTACTGGATAAACTCAGGAGCCGATTCCTGCTTCTGCGTCGCATCAAGGAGGCCATATGCCTGCTGTGTTATCGCGTTGATCTGTCCGGCAAGCTGTGTTATCTGCTGCGGATCAACAGCGCTAGCAAGCGCTTTGTTGAGGTCATCGGCACGCGAGCGCAGGAAGTCGTACTGCCCAGCCGTATCCAGCACGCTCATTTTGATCTGGTCGATTGTCGCGCCAAACATCGCATGGGTTTGCGTCAGCGCCTGCTGAATCTGCGCGATCAGCGCCAACTCCATCTGGTATGTGCTTTGCGTCACTCCGGCCAGTTGCGTCGCCATCGCAAGCGATCCGTCGAATCCGCTGGCTAGGTCGGCGAGCTGCGCCGACGATGATTGCCACGACTCGAACATGGATTTATTCGCGTTCGCCGTGTCGGCAATCATCGTTTCGATCTGAGCGCCGAGATCGGCGGACGAATACCTACGCACAATGGCAAGCGATTGTGTGAGGCTCGCCAAATCCTCGGCGCCGCCCTTGAATCCGGAAACGATTTTGCCCATCGTTTCGTCGATGGATTTTGCAACAACGATCAGCCTGTCGCGGGTGTACTCGGCGGCAGAGGCATTCACGCCAGATGTAAACCCTTTAAGAGCCGCCTGGACTTTGGTGATTTCGTCCGGATTGAGTGCTGCCGCCAACGCATTGTCAATCGCTGCGATAGCATCAAAGGTTTTCTTGAAATCCTGCGCGTCAACCTGCCGGGTGCGTCCGCCCAAACCGATAATTCCGAAGGCGGATTCAGTAAAGGTTTCTCCGCCGCGCCCCTTCGGATTCAGCTTGTTGTAATCCTGCAATGTGCCGAGATCGCCGCCAGCGCCAAGCGTCGTAAATTGCGTGCGCGGCGTTTTGTCGTTCCCAAACATCGACCCGATCCCTGAGCCAAGAAAGCTGCCGAGCGCCGACCCGATATACGTTCCGATCACCGGGAAGGCGCTTCCGACAACAGAACCAACAAGACCGCCAACCATCGCGCCGGTATTCGCTTGCCCGCCACCGCCGAAAACAGCATTGCCCAGAGCGCCACCGGCAAACCCCGCGCCAGCGGACAGCAACCCGCCGCCCACCAAGCCACCCGGAGCCTGCGAGAGTGCGCCGACATAATTGCTACCCGCGAGCCCGATGTCGCCGAGTATTCCAGGCTGCATGGCCAGTTTCCCGAGTTGCGTAAAGGCGGCGCTCTGCACGCCAGGCAACAGCGTTCCGACCTTGAATGCCGCGGATAGGCTCGACAGCGATGACAGCCCGCCAAGCCCTCCGCCTGGCCCGCCGCTGGCGTTAGCGGAAAGGCCAAGCGCTCCGGTAAGCAGCCCCGCCGCGCCCTGAACAATCGGCTGGATAATCGGGCGAAGCACCAGCGTTTGAAACATGTTGAACAGCGTGTTTTTGAATACGTCCGCGAATTTGGCGCCACTTTCAAACCCGCGCAACAATGCGTCGGTGAGCGATTGTCCGATGCTGTCAGTGGTTTTTTTCCACTCCTCTGCGGCCTGTCTTGCGCGATCAATTTCGACACTCTGCCCCTTCTGGTCCGCGAGCTCGCGCAGCAATGCGGCCTGCTCGCGATACTGATCGGCGAGCGCCTGATTGCCGGTTGTCTCAAGCGTGATGGCGGCTGTGCGCTCTGCCGTCGCAGCGGACTCGCGCAGTTTGGCGATCGCCAGAGATTCAGACGCATCCGCACCGCCTCTCGCCTGAGCATTAGCTGATTGCTGTGCGGCGATTTCCTCTTTAAGCGTTGCGTTCTTCCCCTGAATCTCATCCATGGATTTCGCTATCGCCTTCGCTTCCGCTTCGCGAGCAACGGCGGTTTTTTCGAGCGCGACATTCTGTTTTGCAATCTCGATAAGTTCCGCGCGCCTCTCCTTCGTCATTTTCATTACGGATGCGGTGTTGTTTGCGGTAAGCTCTGCAAGCGCTTTTTGCGCTGCGCCCGCCTTCTCTCCTCCGTCAATTGTTTGCTGTAGCTCTGTTCGGTAGGACAGCAGCTTGTCGCGGTAGGATTCGTAAGCGGATGTTGCCGCATTGACCGATGCAACCTGCTCTTTTGTTTTGATGACTACGTCATCGGTTCCTTTGTGTATGGCAGCAAGCGCCGGGACAGAGACGGTTTTCGATTCCGACCAAGCGGTGTCGACAGCCGAAATCGCATCAGTCCATCCGGTTTTTACCCTGCCCAGCATGTCGTTGATGATGCCTGTTGCCGTGGAAAAATCGCCTGTAATTCCGTTTCTGAGTTCTGTCCAAACAGCTCCAACTGCGGCGGTGATAGACGCCAAAATCTCGCCGAGAGACGTAAACACCTCGACTACAACGATGGCCGTTGTGTAAAGCACTTTCAAAAGGCCGGCAAGAACCGACACCGCCGTGCTGAGGCTTTCCGACCCAGATGTCAGATTGACCAGCGATTCCGCCATGCTTTGCAGTGTTGGCATCAAGCCAACAGCGATGGTCCTTCCTATACCATCCACGCTACCGCCAAGCAGGCCAAGCGTGTCATTGAATTTGTCGGATGCTTCTGCGGCGTCTGAGTCGATAACAAGGCCTAGCCTTTCGGCCTCGTCGGCCATGGCACGCATTCCTGCGCCGCCCTCGTTCAGCGTAGGGATCAATGCGGCGGCGCTTTTCCCTAGCACCTGCTGCAACAACGCCGATTTAGTGGCGCCATCTCCCATCCGGGCAGTTGCGTCTGCTACATCTTCGAGAACGTCTTTCACATCGCGCAGCGTGCCATCCGAGTTGCGCACGGATACGCCGAGCTGGCCGAAAGCGTCGGAGCCAAGCGCCATGTTTCTCGCCAGCTTTGCGATGGCCGACGCGAGCGCATCACCCTCAACGCCGCCCTGTTTGAAGGCAAGCTGCAACCCGGCTACGTCTTTCGCAGCGACTCCGGTTTTTTGGGAGAATTCCTTTGTCGCGTCGCCGGCATCGATTGCGGATTTTATCCACCCGCTGAACGCGGCGACAGAAAGGCCAGCCGCGATTCCCGCGAGTGCATTTTTTGCGGTGCTGGCCGATGATTCGATAAACGTTGTCGTGCTGCCGACCGACCTTTTTACCTCGGCCATGTCGGATTTCAGCCGCGCGAGGTCCGCGATAAATTGAAATTCGAGAGTTCCGACGGTGGTTGCCATTATTTCCGCTCGCTCTGCTCAGACCATACCGACAACACCGCCGAATCCATTGCCTTGATCGTGCCTATCTCCCAGGGCGTTAGGCTCACTCCGTAGAGCCTGCACCATGCCTCAATTTCCGTCAGAGGAATTCCGCCGGCGCCCCCCATGCCCTGTGGGCGCGACCCGCTGAGTTCGGCGAAGGCCGCCCACAATTCAGCGCCGAAAGCTGGCGGGGCGGCTTCGTCGAGCAGCGGATCATCAATTCCATGCGCCGCCGCTCGGCTGAGGTGCGTCCTGAGCGTAGCGCCATCTGGACCCCGCGCATCTAATCGCGCCTGATTGCTGGCGTACTCGATCAGCTTTGCCCGGAGCCCTCGATAAAAGTTTCGCGTTCCTCAACGCCGGCCTTGATCTGATCCCGCAACCACCGGCGTTTGGGATCAGCCATCAGGTCGCGCGCCGCCTGCGCCGTGTAGGGGATGTCTCGCCCGCCCTTCGTCATGCGATTCCAGCCAAGGATGCACATTGCGAGATATTCCACCTGATCTTCTTCATCCTCAGCCGGGTCAGCAAGCTGCAATTTGCCGGTGCGAGCAAGCTCTTTGCGCATTTTGCGTTGCCGCGCGTGATCCATTTTTTTCCGCGCGGGATGCTCCGGGCCGGCGATCTGGATAATGATGCCTGTCGGCGCATTCGTTCGCGGGTCACGCACCTCGAAATCAGCCGACGCAATATCGGCAAAGTTGTCGATGTCGAAACCGACATAAGGCGCTTGGCGAAGCTGTGCAATGTTTTCGTCACTCATTTTTTCGTCCTCGTTATGCCGCTGAATCCTGGACAAGCAGCGTGGTTTTTTCGGTGGCGATGCCAGCGCCGCCAGCGTTGTTAAGCAACGCCTGGAAGTCCATCGTGACGGCAATTGCTTTGTCGCCATCCGATTTGCTGTGCGATCCGATCTTCACGCGCGGCATTACAAAAGAAACAAAGTCGGACGTGGCCGAGTTGTCTGCCGTGAATACACCGATGATGTCAACCTCGGTCTCGTTGAGGAAAACATCGCGCAGCGTGGTGGAGTCGAAAAATGCGGTTGCCTGTCCGGTGACATTCATGATGCCTGGGTAAAGCGCCGGCACCACATTCGAGCCGACAACTGGGTCTCCGGTATACCCTCCGCTCGCCTTGAGCGTCAGTCCGGTGAGCACCCCGGCGGCAGCACCGTTGATCCGTATCACGCCATTAACCGCCGCCATGGAGCCTGTGGTTGTGGCTGCGGTTGGCGCGGTGAAATACTGCGAAGCCGCTGTGGTGATGTTTTGCCCCATCACGTCGAAATCGAATGTCGCGATTCCGGTTGGCGAAAGATTCGCCGAGAATCCGGAAATCTTGCATCCCGAAAACACCTCGGACGCCGGCACATCGGAATACCAATGTTCGATGGAATAGGATTCCTCGACATGGCCTGACGTGGGCATGAACGTTTGTTTTCCAACCATGGTGATCGTGGTGCTAGTAATCGGCCCTTCGGCCACCATCACTGTGCCGTTGAGCGTAACAACGTTGGCAACGGTTGCGGTCAGTCCGGTGATCAGCAGGTTTTTGTTGATGTTCGCCGCATTCAACGAGCCGACCGAAAGCCGAATCACATGGCCGATTTTGAATCCGTCTGTCAGGTACGATCCGGCTGCGCGCGTTACCGTCCAGTTCGGCGCCGTGCCCGCGATGGTGACCGACACCGCGGATGCGGCGGTCAGTGAAGCAAACACCTTCCGGCACGCTGACCCGATGAAATCGGAGAATGTCTTGGCCGAAATGTCGCCGCTGATTTTTCCCTCAACTTTGCGCACGCCGTGACGAAAATCAGCGATCTGTTGATCTGGCCGAATCTCGCTCGACTGGTAAGTGTCTTTTTTCAGCGACAGGTCGGATGAAATCCGGCGCAGAGCCTGGGCAGCGCCGGCAGCCGGGACCGTGCCGTAAGCCACTTCTTTTTTGTAGGTCAGCGCCTTGAACAGCCCCGATGCATTTGCCATTTTCGTGATCCTCTACTGATAAGTAATTACGTATCGTACCGATTGCAGAAACACGCTTTGCTCCGGATCGTATTCGTCTGCACCCTCGCTTGAGAGCACAGACGATACAACGGACGATCCTGCAACGCTGCCGCGCTTGAGGTGTGCGGCGGTTTTAACGACAGCAGTCAGCGCCTTGACATCGGCATAGGTGTGAGCAATGCATGTCACCTGCACATCCGCCGTAAACATCGCCGCCGACTGGTTGAGCCCGTCAATCGTCAGCACGGGATCATTGCTCAACAGGTCAATCACCAGCGCGCGCGCCGGCTCAAGCCCCGCTGGTATCACCACCGGGTAAATGCTCGCCCCTACCAGCGCGGTGACGCCTGCGTCGGCGGTTAGCAGCGCCCGCATGATCGCCTCAGCCCCCATCGCCCACATCCATGCCGTGCTTGGTTTTCAGGCGATTGCGGATGTAGGCAATGACTTTGCTGGACGCCTGCTGCGCGGACGAATCGACAGCCTGCACGAAAAACGGACGCGCCTTGATGCCTGGGTGGTGGACAATCGCGTATATTTTCTCGCCGAATGACAGTGACTTTTTGCCGCCTTTGACCCTCGGCTTTATCGTGTGCGGTTTTGCGCCGCCTTCCAAAATGTGCAGATACCACGCTTTTTTGTTGCCGATGATGACGCGCGCCGTCACCCGTCCCGCGCGAACACCCGCCGAAACGCGCACAGACTTTTTCAGCTCGCCGGTTTTCTCGGGCGCCGCCGCCTTCACCGCGTCTGCCGTCACCTTTGCGCCGGCGCGCAGCGCACCGCGCACGATGTTTTTTTCCACATTCGCGGGGAGCTGGTCGAGAAATCGTTGCAGATCAGCGGCGCCCTTAATCTGTACTGCCATCACGCGCCTCGCAATCAATCGCCAGAAAAGCACGGAACTCGATTTCGGTTACCGACAGTATCTTATACACCGTCCCCCGGTAGCTGACCAGCATGGCGGCGGATACGCCGGCGATGTAGCGAATCACAAAGGTGATCGTTTGCACCGCATTCAGTGAGTGCGCCTCTACGCGCTCGCGCCCGGTGCGCACCACCGTTTTTGCCCACACCTGCGGGCCTGTGGTGGTGGCTCCCGTCTCGCCGCCATACGTCGCATCCACGGCGCCGGTCGGCGTCAGCAACGTGATCAGCTCGCGGAGTTCGCCGGCACGCGTTTTCATACCGTCGCCACCGTCCAGCGATCAAGCAGCCGGTCAACAAACTGGTTGCGGAATATCGCCTCCCCGGATGTCCACGCGGCGCGATTCTCAAACAACGCTGCCACGCGCATCAATATCCAGTTTTTCACGATCTGCGGGACACTGGCGGCATCGGCCCAGCCAACGTCCAACACGATTTCCACCGCGCCGGGCTGAGCCCTTGGCACCGGCCACGATGTGCCGTAAGCCGGGAACACCAGCGCGTAAAACTCACTGCGCACGTCGGCCAGGTAGTCGGTTGTCACGGTGAGCGCAACGGTTGTGCCGTCGGTCTCGCGGACGTAGCTGACGGACGCCACGGCTCGCGCTGGCGTCGGGATGGAAATCCGGTTGTCGCCGTCCGTATCGAATGCGTCCATCACCCAGCGCCATTGCTGCGGCATCACAGCGCGCTGCATGATCTGCTCCGCCTCTTGCGTTGCTGCCGTGATCAATGCCGTGATCAGCGTATCCTCAGCGGTGCCGACCTCGCGCAACTGCGCCTTCGCCTCGCTGAGCGTGACGGGCGCCGTGGTTGCCGGTGTCTTGATGCTGAGGATGCCCACAATGGTTACGCGTTAAGGCTTTCGGCATAGGCCACAGCATCGGGGTTGCTGTCGAGCATTCCGGCAGCCTCCCCTTCTGCAATTTCATCTGCGGGCAACTCAACTACACTGCCGGCGGGGCCGAGCGGACACGACAACAAAACGCGCGCCTTAATCAGATCCGCTTCGTTTTTGTGTTTCGCCATTTAAAATCCTCCGGATAGATGCCCATCCATGGGCAAGCGTTATCAGGTTGCGCTGTTGATGTAATACTTCACAGCAGCCGTCTGCAACAGATTCCCACCGCTGCGCTGCCAGCCGCAGAAGCCGACCTGCCCGAGCAGGCCAAACGCCGAATCGTCGAAGCGGCGCAGAGACGTGCTGCCCTGAACGTCGCGGATGGTGTACTGGCTCAGGTCGCCGAAGAGGATCGACTTCGCGTTCGCCGCCATCACGGCCATGTCGTTGTTCGTCTCGACCGCGTGCCCGAGCAGAACATCCGGAGCGCCAGCCGTAATGCCGGGCTGCCAAATCGGAGCGCCGGTGGTCTCCTTGATCTTGGAAATGACGGCAATGCTGGCGTCGTT